CAATCGCCAGATGATCCACGCGAAGAAGGTGACCATTCCGCCGCGTCCCTTCGTCGGGCTCTCCGATGACAACATCGAAGAGATCATCGACGTGGTGACCGACCACTTCGGAGTGATGCAATGATTGCGCCGAAGCCCCTCGATCAGCTCCTCGCCACCGATGCGCTCGGCCCGCTGCAGGCCTCAATCGTTTCGACGCTGCGCACGCTCAACCCGGGCGTGACGGTCGAGGCCCATCCCGGAAAGGTCGACATCTCGGAGCTGGTGAACAAGACAGTCGTCAAGGCACCCGGAATCGGGATCGGCTTTTCCAAGATCAAAACCGGCCAGCAGGCCGAGGGCCACTTCTGGCTGGCGATCGAGTGGGTGGCCTATGTCGTTGCCGAAGCCAAGGTGGTCGGTAATCGCCGTATCGAGAAGGAGGCCGTGGGCCTCGCGATCGGCGGGCGAGTGCTGGAGATCCTGGCCGACCTGGAGACGTCTCTGTGGGGGCGCACTGGCGTGCTGCCGCCTGAGACCACGCCGCCGGCCGAACTGAAGCCGCTCTTCACCATAAAGGATCAGTCCCAAGGCGTGGCCTACTACACAGTCACCTGGACCCAGATCACGGCCGACCAGGGCGCGAGCGTCTTCCCCGAGCATGTCGGTCGCTACAACGAAGAGACCGGCCTGATCGACTATGACGAAGGCCGGATGATCAACGAAATCGCGCCGTGGATCCCGGCGGCCGAGGAGGCCGACGATGCGTGATCCTGTTGCGTTGGAATTTCGCCGGCAGATGGCGCGCCTGGAAGCGGCCGAGCGTCGCATGTCCATGGTCGTTCTGACGGGCAAGGTTGGCCCGGTTGATGCCGACAAGCGCCGGCTGCGGCTGAAGCTCGGCAAGAACTCGAAAGGCGAGGACGTGCTCGGCCCGTGGATCCGCTGGCAGGAAGCCGGCGTCGGTGCGCTGTCGATCCACAGCGAGCCGGCCGAGGGCGAGCAGATGCTGATGATCTCGACCTCCGGCACGGTCGGCGCTGGCTCGATCGCGCTGCCGGCGGCTTTCGACCAGGACAATCCGTCGCCTTCATCCGCCAGCGACGAGACCGTGATGAAGCGCCAGTCCGGCAAGTTCCACCTGGTCGCACCCGATGGCTTCCTCTTCGAAGGCCCGGTCGAGATCAAGGGCGACTTCCAGGCGCGCGACGGCAGCTTCCGCCACAACGAAAAGAACGTGGGCGACACCCACGTCCACTCTGGCGTCGAGCGCGGCAGCCAGAACACCAACGCACCGATCTGAAGGAGAGAGCAATGGCCAAGGCCAGCAGAGCAAAGAGCAGTCCAGTCGAAACAGCAGCCGCCGCCGCTCCGATCGAGGCTGGCGCCAAGACCTACGTCGTCACCGAAAAGGCTCCACCTCGAGTCGCGGGCAAGCGCGTGAAAGCCGGCGACAGCATCACGCTTACTGACGACCAGGCGCGCGCCGAGCTGCTCGCACTTCACATCCGTCCGGAGGCCGTCGCGGCGCCGGCATCGAGCGACGCTTGAAGACGTTTTGAAGGGCCTTTGAAACCATGGCAGGCGAGATCCGCTACCGGACAGGCATCAACGCACGGACAGGCAAGATCCTGACCGGGCCGGCGCATCTTGCCCAATCACTGCGCAAGATCTGGCAGACCCGGCTCGACACCCGCGTGATGCGCCTTTCCTTCGGTGCGGATCTCCGATCGCTGCTGTCGGAGGATCTGACGCCGACGATTGCGCTCCTCATCTACAACGAGATGGTGGCTTCCGCCGCGCGCTGGGAACCGGAATATCTGATCACCCAGCTCCAGCTTGTGACGCTGCAGGAAACGGGCAAGCTCGGGATCCGCCACGGCGGCATCTACTATCCCGAGGGCCGCTACGGAAACTACGACCTGGCCGTCGATCTCGGTCTCACCTCCACCACACCAACCGCGCTGGGGTTCTGATGGCGACGATCGACCTTTCCACGCTGCCGAAGCCGACCGTCATCCAGGAGCTGGATCATCAGGCGATCGTCGATCGGCAGATCCAGACCTTCCTGACGATCTGGAATGAAAAGCGCGTCCTCTTCCCGGATCTGCCAGAATACACGGCCGAGATGCTGGAGAGCGATCCTTTTGCCATCGAGAACGAGGCCGAGAGCTATCGCGAGATGTTGCTCCGGGCCGAGATCAACGACGTCTTCCGCGCGACGCTCCTCTATTTTGCCAAGGGCGGAAATCTCGATCACCTGGCGGCCTTCCATGACGTCGTGCGATTGCCGGGCGAGCTGGATGATCGGCTGCTCAACCGCATCCTGCTCGCCATCATGGGCCGGTCCACCGGCGGGCCGAAAGAACGCTATCAGTCCATCGCCATGTCGGCCGATCTGCGCGTGGAGTGGGCCGAGCCCTATCGGATCGGCCGCAGTCCGGTCATCTACGTCGCGATCTTCTCGACCGAAACCGACGGCGTCGCCAGCCCCGATCTCCTCAACAAGGTACGCGCAGCACTGACGCATCCCGGTGCCCAGCTCGTGAACGACACGATCATCGTGCAGCCGGCGGTGCGCCGCGTGGTCAATTACGCCGGTGACATCTGGATCCTGCCGGATGCGGATGACGCCACGGTCACGCGCGCCGTCACCAATCTCCTGACCGAGTGGGAGAAAGAGCAGAAGCTCGGCCGCGATCTGACCCATGCCTGGGTGATTTCGAAGCTGATGATCTCGGGCGTACATGATGTCATCCTGACGTCGAGCGCCGATGAGATCGCTCAGCCGACCGAAGCGATCTCGATCGGTACCGTGGCACTCACCCTGCGCGGGAGGGCCTATTGATTTCCCTTCAGCCCGACAGTGCCGATATCTTCGAACGCGTCGTCGAGCAGTCCCGCGATGCGCGCTGGGCCGCCTTGAAAGCGGCCGTTCCGGCGATCCGGACGGGCAAGCGGATTTCGCCCGCTCCGGACGTTTTGCCGTTCCTGGTCTTCGAGGACGGGCTCGGCATGCTTACGCCGTTCGTCTCCAACATCTACGAGCTGCTCGACGGACGAGGCCGCGCCTGGATGCGCAAACGCGGCACCTATGAGGCGGTCACGCGCGGGCTCGCCTTTCTGAACCTCACGGCCTCGATCGAGCCGGCGGATTATCGTCGCGCCTGGTGGAATTCGGCGCAGCTCCGCTTCACGGCCTTGCCGGGTAATGACAGCCCGCTGCTCGACCGTATCGAAGGCATCACCAAGCTGTCGCTGCCGTATCGCTCGGATTTCCGGCGCGGGGTTCACCAGTACGACGTTGGCCCGGCGATCGGGAATTCCAGCCGGTTGAACAACAGCCTTCTGGAGCGCGAAAGCGGCACCCGTCTGAGGGCTGGTGGTCCGCTCTGGTCCTTCGGCCGCACGACCGAAGTCGACTATACCCTGACCGAGGCCGAGGGGACGGCGATCGGCAACTGGCTCGATATTCCCGACGAAGGCGGCCTTGCCTGGATCGACATGGACTATCCCTGGGTGACGGCCAACTTCGCCTGGGCCGATGATCCGGACACCCAGCGCCGCAAGCTGATGGCGGCCTGGTTTGCGCCACGCAGCTTCTACATTCGCCTGAAGGACGCCGGCAGCGAGGTCATCGGTTACCGGCGCTGCCGGGCAAACCGGCCGGTCACCCAAGGGGTCTCCGGGCCTTACCGTTTTGGCAATGCCTATTACCGCCCGGCATCGAACGGCCAGCAGGTCTATGTCGAGGCGATTAGCGATTTCGGCGATGCTGACGGCGTCGAGGCGAAGTCGGTGGCGCTGATGTCCGGTGTCACACTCGCTGCCGGCGTGAAACCGGGCAAGCTCTGGCTTGAACCCGCCGAGGTGATCGCCGGCACAGCCTTTTGCGAAAAACCGATTTCCCTGCCGCTCCGGACCACGGTTCGCGAGCGCATCAAATTCCTCGTGAGGTTCTGATGGCTTTCGAACATCCTTCCGGTCTGCCCTATGCCTATGACCGCGCTCAGTCCCGGCCGGAGATCCAGCAGCTCATCTTCTATGGGGAAAAGGCTTATATCCAGACGTCCGAACTCACTGAGATGGGCACGATCGTACGCGCGCTCATCAAGCGCCTCGGGCGGGTGATTGTCAGCGACGGGCAGCGCATTGAGCGCGGCGATGCCTTTGTCAATATCGAGGCCGAGACCGTGACGATCGAGGCCGGACGGGTCTATGCCGATGGCGACGTCTGGGACGTGCCGGCGCGGGTTCTGTCAGAGGTGCCCATGACGGGGCGCACCGAAGTCGGCATTCGCCTGGTAACCACCTGGATAACCTCTGAAGACGATCCGACGCTCCTCGGCCTGGTGCCGGGATCAGACGCTGAAGGCGAGCCGGGCGCCTCCCGCGAGATCCGGAGTGCGTCGTGGTCGCACCAGGACGCGGATGAGGACGGCCTGTTCTTCACGGTCTACACGCTCCAGGACGGCGTGATCCTCGACCAGAGCGGTCCGAACATCCTGGCGCCGGCGCTGCAGTCGATCATCGAATATGACCGGGCGAACGGCAACTATATCGTCAGCGGTTGCCGCGTGACCTGGCTCGGCACCGATGCCGGCAAGCAGATGTTCTCGATCTCTGAGGGCGAGGCCAATATCAATGGTGTCAAACGCACCCGGCTTGCCGCTCTTCGGCATGAGGAGCTGGAAGACTGGGACGAGCTCCTGGTCACAGGCGAAACACATACCTATCCGGCTGGCTCATCGCACACCTTCAGCGTCGATGTCGCGCCGATCGGCGCCATCAACACGATCCTGCTGACGAAACAGAAGACCGTCGCTGTCACGCGAGGTGCTATCGCCAACGGCGCTGATGGCCTGCCTGACACCAGTGTGACCGAGATCATCTCCGTCACCCAGGGCGGGACAACCTATGTCCAGGGCACAGACTTCAGCCGTGTCGCCAATGCCGTGGACTGGGGCCTCGTGGGCGCGGAGCCGGCGGCCGGCTCAACCTACTCGGTCACCTATCGCTACCGTGCCAGTGTCTCGGCCGATGCCTTTACGGATAACACGATTACCGTCTCTGGCGGGGCAACGGGTGGCGACATCATCGTGACCTACACCAGCAAGCTGCCGCGCATCGACCGGCTCTGCCTGACCGAGGAAGGCGCGCCGATCTATATCAAGGGGATCTCGGCCCGGTCGAACCCACGCCCGCCCGGTGCGCCGACGGATGCGCTGAAGCTCTGCCAGATCCGCAATGACTGGATGTCGCGCCCTCAGATCGTCGTTGATGGCGTCAATGATGGCGTGATCTTCCTGCCGGCTTCGGAGATTGCAAAGCTCTACTACAGCCATTTTGACCTTCAGAGACTGCTCGGTCTGGAGCGGCTGAAGAACGCGACGGATGCCCGCGAGCCTGTCGCGAAAAAGGGGATCTTCGTCGACCCCTTCCAGGACGACAGCTACCGCGATGCCGGCCTGATGCAGACCGGCGCGATCGTAGACGGTATCCTGCAGCTTGCGATCGACCCGACCTTCTACGAGACGACACTGGCCGCACCCGTGACACTCGACGGCGTCGAGGAGGTGATCGTCTCCCAGGAGCTGAAGAGCCAGTGCGAGCTGATCAACCCCTATGCCAACTTCACCTTCCTGCCGGCATCCATGGTGTTGCAGCCGCCTGTCGATTTCTGGGCGGTGAGCCGTGAGCAGTGGCTCTCGGCCGAGACCCGCGAGTTCAATCGTGGCGTCCAGGTCAATGGCGGGCCGCTGCAATCCAGCAGCACGGTGACGCAGCTCGTGGATACGCGCAGCGAGCTGATCGAGTTTCTTCGGCAGATCCCGGTCACCTTCTCGATTGCGGGTTTTGCACCGGGCGAGATCCTCGACGAACTCACCTTCGATGGCGTGGATGTGAAGCCGGCCGGGGTGATCACGGCCAATGCCGGCGGCGAGGTCACGGGCAGTTTCGTCATCCCGGAGAATGTCACGGCAGGGACGAAGACTGTTTATGCCGAGGGCCAGGGCGGCTCCGAGGCGGTGGCGCTCTTTGCCGGCCAGGGCACGATCGAGACCCAGATCATGCGTCGGGTCACGACCATCAACCGCTGGAGACGGGCGCAGGTCGAGAGACGCGACAGTGGTAACGGACCGGACAGGTCCGCAGACCCACAGGCGCAGCTCTGGGCGGTCCCGGAACTTCGCCAGATCATCGGCTTCGACTTCCATCTCTGCGGGATCGGCGACACCACGAAGGATATCGTCGTCAACCAGGTCACTTCTTCGAATGGCTATCCGACGGACGATATTGTTGCGGAGGCCTTTGTGCCGATGACGGGCGCAGCAGTCGGCTGGAAATGGGCCCGCTCTGCGCTTCCGGTCACGACGGGGCCTCAGAGCCTGCATGGCCTGGTCATCAAGACGGACGACAACCAGCATGCCATCTCGGTTGCCAAGCTCGGCGGCTTCGACACCGACCTTCAGCAGAAGATTTCACGGCACCCTTATGTCGTTGCGCCGCGCTTCTCGTCGGTCAATGCGCGGACCTGGACGGCGCATCAGGACGAGGCGCTGGCCTTCCGCGTCATCGCCTGGACCTATCCAGTGACAACGAAGACGGTCCCGCTCGGCACCTTCGATCTCGTCGGTTGCTCCGACCTTCAGGTGCGCGCCGAGATCGAA